GTCCTGGTCTTTGAGAAGTATTGGTAACAAATGGGTGATTGGGTGCTCTTGTGTAAACGTATGAGTCCCTTGGTGTACGCATGGAAGGTGTCTATCCATACGCCTGAAGTGCTGCTCCCATTGAAGGGAACTAAAAGAAGCGATCTCTGCAGTATTATCTGCTTCAAAAGCTCCCACACTTTCCCGCCTGGTTTAGAAACGAGCGCAAGCCCATTAACAAGGTGAGACAATAAGGGTTTGGAGGCCCCTACGTCCCGAATGTAAAATGGAGTTGTTCTCTGCCCATGATAATAGTCCTCTCCGCAGGATTCCCGGAAGGGGCCTGTGGGGTACGTCTTATCAGGGTTAAGGCGGAAACCAAAGAAACGTAACAATTTAGTCAGCTTTTCAACCAGTGCGGATTCGATGACAATGTCGTCACCGTACACACATTCAAGTTTAGAGCCAACTGCTTTGCACGCGGCTGCGAAAATCAACGTCTCGATGCAAAACGTGCTTCCATTTCCCATAGAGGAAAACTTGGCATATTTTACTGCGGTGCATGATTTCTCATGTGTGCCGTGAATCGAGCGGATAGCGTCCAAGTAGTTAAACCAGGCATAAGGAAATAGCCAGGCCACTGCATTGTACGCTCCCGTATCACTAGCCATCTCGACGTCCACCGTGGCGATTAAGCCATTGATGGAGCCGTGCCAGGCTAGCTGTTGATTTCGGATCTGGGAGGCGAGGTTAATTCGCGTTACTTTGCGAAACCTTCTTTTCGTCCACGTATCAAATGCTAACTGCAAGGGCATTGCGCCCTCTGTTTCGCATGCGATCGTTCGACGCGTCTTCCAGTTCTTAGCTACTACTTCCAGCCTATTGCCGTCATTAATCAGCACCTTTATAATGTAACCAAGGCATTTCGCCAAGGTCTTAACGTAGGGTGCTGCTCTTGTAGGACACTCGGTACTTCTGAGTTTTACCTTCTTGAACGGTACGCTTTCTTTGCGTGAGGCTGAAGTTGTGGCACCTGCAGTTACCTTGATGAGGTTTGGAATCTCATCGAGGAAGGACCTGTGATCACCTAATACGAAGTCAATATATCTCTGCATCTTTGGTATTAAAACTGCCAATTCAGGGTCTAACCGATCCTGATGGAGATAGTAATAGTCCAGACGTTTATTCGTTATCCGACAGCGGCGCTCCGCCTTATGAAAGGCCTTAAGAGCGGCTTCGGTTGTACGATCTTCGTCTGCAAAGACATCGTTCTTTTTGAAGAACGCTTCGATTTGTTTAAGGTGACGACACAGGACGTACCCTTGCGATGCTAGGGGTACTATATTTGAGCTGCAGGCTGATAGGCTTTCGAGGTCTCGGGAACGCGTCCAACCTTGGAGGCGCTTCGAGATCTCTGTTCCTATCTCTCCCTCGTAATCTTTAATATACCGTAAACAGATTTGATACGGCAAGTTCGGATAGTCCATTCTTGGGCTCCTGAGATTACATCGTAATGAAACATATCAGTACTATTCTTTGTACCGCCTGCTAAGGCGTACGCCGGAAAACCCGGCGCAAGATACATTCCACGCACTGGACAATCTGGCGAATTACTGCCAGAACAATTAACCAATTAGTAGCGAGGTATTTCACTCGTTTATATAATCGGACTTGTCCACCATCACATCAAGGGCATCGGAAGCCACGAACTCTCGCAAGAGAGCTTTAGCGGCAGCGACGTCTGCGGTGATGGCACTTAAGTGCTTACGAACTCTTACGCTGAACAGCGCGTGAGTAGGGAGTACCGCCCCATTGG